GTGTTTGGATTGTTACTTGAGAGATTAACTCTCGGTTGATTTCGGCTGTAGTTTTGTCACAAGTTGAGGGGGTAATTTTTGACAAATTTGGGTAGTTGACTGGCTAGTTTTGAAACAAATTTGGATGCTTTTTTGTCCCAAATTTAGGTCATTTTGGTTTAGTTTGAAAAAAATGTAGCATCTGGCACTTGTCGCATTTGTAGGAGTAAACATAGCCTCCCATAAACTGCCCATCGTTTTGATGCTCGAAAATTAACTTACCTCCACATTCGCAGTTCATTTTTGTTAATTATTTTGGGTTTACTATTGTCACTAAAGGTCATCTAGTGACGTTGGTTAATTGGTGTTAAAATAAGAGACACCCCAGCGGCGATCAACTCCGCTGCTCCCTGTTGTTTCAGGCGAGTAACCGTCACTTGCATTACTGGTTCGCTGTACAGGCGGATGACCTGAGTGGTGCAGCATATCCGATAAGAGGTAAGGAGAGGACATAGGGTGAAGGGTGATTTGTTCCGAAAAGTAAAGAAGGAAGTGTGAGGGAGTCGATCGTGAAAAGCACAGTCCTTATCCTCATTATCCACCCCCACAGTCGCAGAGGAATTACGAACTCAGTTTAAACAAAGATATAAGATTCAACCAATCTCTTATACTTTTAGTGCACAGAGGCACTAAATTCATCCCATCCCTATAGCCCGACCTCCCTGTTAATCTCCTTAACCATATCATCTAAGTAGTCGCGTAGCTCCTTTAGTTGGGCTACGAGCTTTGCGTTCTCTAACATTAAGGAGCTAATGATCTCCTGTGGCGTTTTATTGTCCATTGGCATAATTGTTAGGGGTTTGCCCCGCCCCGAAGGGCGGAGCTATCTTGTGTGGTTGGTTTAGGTTAGACTAGAAGTTAAGAACAAAGAAGTCGCTGTGCTCCTTTTGGAGTTTCGCAGCCTTCTTCCTGTTGCCGTCGGTATTTGCGATTGCTTGGACGTTGGAGATGTCATTCTGTCCGAGCCAACCGATTTGAGTTGTGTCACTAATGCCACAGCTAAACGGCGAAAATTCATTTATGAGGCGAATGTCGCAATCGTAGTGGTAAAGGACAATATCACGCCCAAGATTCTCCACAACGTAAAAGGCTTGCTTGCTTGCGTCCCGCTTTGTGCGAGCAACTCTCTTGTCGAAAGTTCTAGGGTTGTAATCGCGATTCAGACCTCCTGCTGCTTCAATGGCTGCTTCAAGTGTGGAGTAGGTGGATTTGATAGTGATGTCTCTCATGTTGGTATGTGTTTTGTGGTTTAATTCGTCGGCATCGCGCCTTCGATACACAACAAAGTACCTACCCACTCCCTTATGTCAACTTTATTTGCGAAAAAGATAAAGAAAGTTTCACCACCTCAATTATTTGCCCCTTTTAGGTTGTAGTAGCTTCTCGCTGTGAAGTCAGTGTTATCTCTAAAGAAGTTGTCTACGTCTGTAGTTTTAGTGACAGGCGGCTTGCCCTTTATCTTACCGCCAGAGCATACTAGCCCCGCTTTTATCATCGCTGTAACCGTCCAGACGCTGCACTGCGCGTAGCTGGCAATCTCCTTGCGCCCGATTAGAATGTTGTCGCTCATAGCATCCGTAGCCCTCGATCCTTGTATGGTTTAGGCTTTTTATCTGCCTTCTGATTTAAGTGCATCCCCTAGCGCGATAAGTACCTGCTACAGTCCCGTCGATGCGATCTATAGACCTCGCCTTGTCTGGCTTTAGGTTCCCCTGCTGGGTCTGCGACCACTATAGTGTTCGCTACGTTCCAGTTCAGTATCGGGCTGTTTAAATGCCGTATCTCTCTGCCCACGACTTGCCTCTCAAACTCCGCTGTGGGGCTTGCCATCGACAAGAACCCCATCCCGAACCCCTTCATCTCTCGCCCGTCTTTCTCTAGTGATGAGACAAGTTCGCCAGCGAAGTGCCTGTCGTACCCGAACTCCCGAATGTCGAACTGTCCGTTGCGCTTCATTATTGAGTGTTTAATGAAGTCCCAGTCGGTCGTATTGCCTTCGGTTAATGTTAGGGCGTCTGACTCCGACCAGAGGTCGTAAGGGACTCTGTCTCGGTCGATCCGCTCCCGCAGGTTAGCGTTCGGGATGAAGAAGTCTACTAGCACAGTGTTATTCTCTAGCCCCTCCTGCGCTGGGAAGTAATACGCACAAGCAGAGAGGTCGTTGACTCTAGCTAAGTCCATCCCGCCGTAGCAGTATTTACCCAGCAAGTCTCGCTCAGTCATCTGCGAAGCACAACTATTCCAGTCGTCAGTAGCGATCCAAGCCTGCTCTACGTCTGTCCAGATGTTTAGCTGCTTATTGAGGAACGTGTTTAGCTTAGAAGGGACTTGTTTAACCTTCTCCACCTGTTGCTTCATATACTCTAACTCTTTCCCGACTCCGAGGTTCGGATTAGCCATAGCCCACACTTCTGGATCGTCCCAGTCGCTCTGCCTGTCTTCGTCTACCGTGTAGATGATCCCGAACTTATTGTCTGCTTCAATTTGCCCTTCGAGTATCCGCACCAAGTGGTTACGCTCTTCCCAGCAGATCCCGTGTCGGTCGTATCCCGCTGTAGTAATCGCGATCATGTGGTACTGCTTCCGCGCCCCGAACGCATCCTCCATGACATCCCATAGGCTTCGCTTCGTCCATGCGTGAAGCTCGTCGGCATATACCGCGAGCGGGTTAAGTCCATCCAACCTATGTGAGTCAGACCCCAAAGGCTTAATAAACGAAGTCCTAGCAGTTCCGTTTACGAATAGAGAGTTGAGGACACATGAGTAAATCGCCTTTAGCTCTTCGGATTGATTAACGTATGCCAAGCAGTCGTTGAACAATAGCTTCGCCTGCGCTTCCTTCGTTGCTACGCAGTAGACTTCTGACCCGCTCTTAGCTGCAATAGCTGAGTCGTAACAGGCTCCCGCTCCGCTCATCGTCGTTTTCCCGTTCTTTCTCGGAACTTCGATGTATGCTGTCTTAAACCTCCAGTTCCCCGATTTATCGAGCCAGCCGTAAATAGACCCATAGATAAACATCTGCCACGGCTCTAGATCGAAGACTTCGCCACGCTTCTCCCCTTTGTAGTGCTTTAGGTATTTACAGAACCTAAAAAACTTGTTGGCTGCTTCTACGTCAAAGTGGTAGTTCCAGTCTCGCTCTAAATCGTCGAGGTGTCTCTGGCAGGCTAACTTTACAAAGCGACAAGCTGGCTGCTGCCCACCCACTACAGACTTCGCGTAGTCAGTCGTGTAATCAGACGAACTCATCTCTTATATCCCGAACGGGTTTAACTTCTTTCGACATCGGATAAAGCGCGTCTCTCAACTTATCCATGCGGTTCTGGACGCTCTGAAGCTGGTTGTACAACGGGTTCGTATAAACGCCTCCTGTTTTTTCGCTGTATAAAGTCTCACCCTCCTCTGCCAGCTTTGCTCGCATCTGTTTAACTTGTGCAGCGCACAGTGCATATTCGTTCACCCTCTCTAGTTCCTCTGCGTTGTAGCTCCGAATCTTCAAGCACCTATCTAGCTCTTCTGCTTGTATAGCTTGTAGCTCTAACGCGCTTCGCTTATTTTCGTCTTCACTTTCGCTACGCTTATTTGCCCGATCTAAGTACCAGAAAATAGCTTTCTCGTTCCCGTTCTGGATCAATCGCGCAAGCTCCGTCTTGGCTTTCATCGGAAGCCTCGACTTCAACTGGTTCACTCTGTCAAGAAAGTCTGGATTCTTCTTAACGTAAACGTAATAGGCTTGGCGACTTATCCCCGCAAAACAGCAAGCCTCGGTGTCTGTCGCACCGATAGCGAAAGCCTGCTCCAGTTTGTTTACGCAGTCATCGTTTATTTTAGGCGGTCTGCCTACTTTCTTAGCCAGTTCGTTACCCATCTTTTAACTTAGAACTAATCTGCTTACAGTTTCCACAGTAATATCTAACGAAAGTCTTCATCCTACAGCACCAGATCGTCCCAGTTGCCCCTTCTCGCGCCTTTTGAGTGTCATGGCAGGTAAGACCCAGTTTTAGCCCCCCACCCCCCAAAAAATGCCTTATTTTTTTTGATGC